CCGCCCCTCGGTGGACGGGCCGGCCACGGCAGGAGCAGGTACCCCCGACCCTGCTCCTGCCGTGGCCCCTCAGCGTGTGCACATCGAGATGGGCGGCCGCGGTCGCCACAGGATGGTGGCGTGATGACGATGGCAACCGACGACGTGGTCGCGGCCGCGCTGGCGGCGTTCCCCCAGCTGCAACGGCTGCTGACGCTCGACGGCATGGGGTGGCAGTGGATGCCGCCGCCGGTGGACGACGAGGGCAGGCCGTTAGAGGTCCACGGGCTGCGCTTCTGGGCAGGCGAGGGGCAGGTGGACGGGCTGCGCGTCCGTGACCTGCACGACGCCGCCGCGGTACGGAGCGACGCGGACGGCGGGATCGTGTGGCGCCGTGAGGGCGGGTTGGTCGACGTGGTGGACGGGCTGCTGCACCTGCCGCCACCGGGGTCGCCGTTCGCCCCTCGGTTGGTGATCGGCTCCGCGCCCAAGGACTTGTGGCTGCCGTAGCCCCGGAGTCCCCGCTGCTTCGGCTCGCACCTGAGGCGGCGGACGAGGCGCCCCCTCACCTTCGATGTGAGGGGGCGTCGCCTCTCCTCTCCATCCAGATCCGATCGACCAGGGAGTACTCGTGATAGCCGCGTTACGGGTCTGGCTCGTCGCCCTGTGGCGTCGCGCCTCCGCTCCCGTCGAGCCGACCGAGGATGAGGAGCTCTTCCGCACGTGGTGACCGACTGCACGAGGAGGACTGCATGACCAACGCCGAGCCACGACCCGTGTGCACCTGCCCGAATCCGGACTCGCCGTTCCCGCTGCCGGACTGCCCGCGGCATCAGGGCATCCCGGACGGGTAGGTCTGGCCTACCCTCCCTATGGGAGGTGTCCTCATGTACGTGATCGGGAACCGGCGGACGGTCCAGGGGTTGACGTCGTGCGTCGACCGCCACCGGGCCGACCGCATCGCGTTCGGGTTCGAGCAGTACGCCCAGCGGGGTGCGATCCGCGACGACCTCGGCGCCCGTGACCACTACTGGCACGTCGGACGCCCCTCATGGGGATGGCCCCACCCGTACGACCTGGAAGCTCGGGCGAAGCTCGACGCGGAGCGGGACGCGCTGATGGCCGCCTACGGGCGTAACACCGAGTGCCGTGGCGGCGAGGACGGCGGGCACCGCCGCAGGTAGGGTGCCTACGTGAAGTGGGAGATGCTCACAAACCCGGACCTGACCGACGCGGTCGCCTACCGGCATGCCCGGGACGCCTCGGCCGGAACCTGGTACCTGCTGCCGGACGATCGAGTGGTGCACGAGCCGGCACCGGGTCGTTACCAGCCGTCGATGCACAACGCGGACGCGATCCGGGATACCTCCCGATTCGTGAAGGCCTGACCCGGACACGACGAAACGCCCCGCCCCACCGACCCGTAGGTCAGCAGGACGGGGCGTCCGTTCACCCGCGCGCGGGGAGGTGCGCGAGGTGGTCTCAGGCTGCGGCGTCGTCGGTCAGGTCGGACCAGACGGCGTCGAACAGCGGCCGGTCCGCTTCGGTGTAGACGGCGACGTCACGCTGTGCGCCGTCCACGAACCGGCGGGCGGTGCCGGGAGGCTCCCCGTGGCGGGACAGGTAGAGGGCCTTCAGTCGCTTGCCGAAGGTCGGGGCGAGCTTGCGGGCCGCGGTGGCGGTGACGCCGCGGTCGTTCAGGTACTCGCCGACCGTGATCGGGCGGGACGAGTGGTCCTCTTCGGGCTCCTCGCCGAGGGCTCTCGCCGCGACGTGGCGGATCTTGGACTCCAGCCACCTCGGGTCGGCAAGGCCTTCCGCGAGACGCAGGACCCTCATCTGCCGTTCGGAGCGCTCGATGATCGCCGTCAACTGCTCCTCGGTGGCACGCGGGTTCACCGCTCCGCCCTTGGTCCAGTAAGCCTGGATGACGTCGGCCACTTCGGACTGGTACGCCTCCAGGCGGGAGCGCACGTCCTTGGCCACTCGGTTCTCGTCCACCGTGGCGAGCCACATCAGGAAGGTGCGCGTGTCGCACACGATCATCTCACGGCGTTGCTGCTGGTCAGAGACCTGCACCTGCCGTTTGGCCAGTGCAGCCCACGAGTGCTTGCGGAGCCGCTCGATCTGGGGCCAGTAGTCCAGGCCGATGCCTTCGATGACTGGCTTGAGGACGATGTGCGGCTTCCCGTTGACGTCGAGCGTGTACAGCTCGTCGCCGTGGAACGGGATGCAGACGATGGGGTTATCATCGGACATGTGAAACTCTCAATCTGTGGTTGAGGGTTGAACGACGAAGGCCCCGGAGTCACTTCCGGGGCCTTCGACTTGGAACATGCGCGAGGCGGTCAGGCCACCATGTCCCGGTTGTCCGGGGTCTTGTTCGGGACGGCGTAGACACCGGCCGCGGTGAGCACGGCGATCACGACGGTCCACACCTCCTGACCGTCCACGCCGCCCGCGAGGAGCGGCACGAGGACACCGGCGCCGAGGACGAGGGCGTTCACCCAGACCTTGGCGGTCGCGAGGACCGGGGTGTTGGGCATCAGCCACGTGCCGAGCGCGGCCAGGGCGGCGGCGCCGACGGTCACCCACTCCTCGACGGACATGGAGCCGTCGGTGAGGGCACCCTGGAGTCCGAGGGCGACGGTGCCCAGGAGGGCGAAGAGGAGCTTGTTGACGGACATGCGGGGATGCCTCTCAGGTGGTGGGGGTGGTGTCGGTGCCACTCACGTCGATGTCGACGCGGAGGGTGTTCTCGCGGATGGCCTTGGCGACCGCGGCTTCGATCTCGGCGGCGTCAGCACCGTCCGCCTCGCCGACCTTCGCGGCCAGCAGGCTGACAGCGGCCTGAAGACCGCTCACCTGGGCGAGCACCGTCTCGCGCACGAAGGCAAGGTCCTTGTTGATCTGGCCGTTGCGCTTCTCGCCCGAGACCACGACCTTGTAGACGTCGGCCAGGGCGTTGTTCTGCGCCTCGTTCATGTCGGGTTCCTCCGTCAGGTAGGAGAAGATGCGGGCCATCGGCAGCGCGCCGGGATCCCAGTGGGTGTCGGGTGAGGGCAGGTGCTGGTGGCCGAGCCAGCCGGAGAAGTCACGCAGCTGGGCCCAGTCGAGCCGGATCGGCGAGTTCGCCACGGCCAGGGTGATGCCGTCGCGACCGTCCTTGAAGCCGTGCCAGATGATCCGGCGGGGGATCTTGAAGTACTGCTCCAGCGGAGCGACGACGTCGATTGCGACGTTCCGCAGGGCCTCTTCAGGCCAGTTGCGGGTCTCCGCGGCGAACCCGACGAGTTCGACCTGGATCATGTAGTCGTCGTCGTTGCCGTCCATCGCCGAGTAGGCGGCCCGGTCCAGGCGGACGTGCTGCACACCGCGGCGGTTGCGCCAGTCGTAGATGAGGTGCGGCGGGTAGGGCGCGTAGGCGCTCATCGCCCCCGAGATCGAGCCGCCCTCCGTGGTGTGCATGCACCCCTTGGGGTTGTGGGTGAACTGGTAGGGCTTCCCCGCCAGTCCCGGGTACTCGTACCGCTCATAGTTGGGAAGCCACACGTGTCACCTCACGCTGTCGGGCGGCTGTTGACCGAGCCGGAGGACGGTGTTCTCGTCGCGGAGCTCGCCCATTTCCTTGGACATCTGGTGGACCTGGCCGCGGAGTTGCTCCACCTCGGCCTGGGCGATGGCGAGCTGTTCTTCGAGGGCCTTGGCCCGGCGCATCAGCGGTTCCAGCAACATGGCGCTGGCCTCGGACACGACCTTCCGGGCGGAGGCGTCCGCGAGGTCCGCGTCCTCGTCGGCCTTCTGCGCCTCCGAAATCGTTTTGCGGTTCACCGCACGCACCGTCAACAGCGACGACAGACCGGCCGAGCCGATCACGGCGACGATGAGCGCGATGGCGATGAACCAGCCCAGGGGCATCCCCGCCGGGGGCGTCACGATTCCTCCAACTCGATGCCGACCTTCACCGCCAGTGCGGCCACACTTCTCGCCTCGGCGGGAATGCGGACGGCGCGGATGATGTGAGCGATCGACATGCCACAGACGACGAGGCAGAAGATGGCGCCACCGCGGCCCACGAGTGCCAGCACGACAAGGCCGTAGCCGATCCAGCCCGCCGCTTGGAGCCACAGGCCAGCGCTCTCGATGAGCAGACCCTTGACCCCCTTCCAGCGCAGGAAGATGCCCGCCAAGGCGATGCACGAGCTCAAGAGGGTCCACCCGAAGAACAGGTTGGCCCACAGGGGGCCGAGGAGGGCCAGGGTCGGCGGGGTTACTCCGCCCGCCAGGCCGGCGGCGCCAGCGATGAGGCCGATGATCAGCCAGGCCACCGCGTGCTCGCGGCGTCCGGTCCGGTTCACGATGTGCACTTCTCCGTACCCCCCGACAGGGCCAGTGGAAAGACGTGCTGCGGCGTACGGATGTAGCGCCGAGGGATGGGCCGAGAGGGTGACGTCACGCAACGGGATGTAGCGCCGGACGTCCTCATTGGCGATAGGACAGATGAGACCGCCGCGGTGGCGGCTCGGCGAGAGGTGGAGACGTGCAGCGCAGGTCCGCGTTACTCACCGCAGGCGGAGTGACCGCGCTGCTGGCCGGAATCGGCGTCAGCGTGGCAGTGGCGGCCGCAGGGAGCGGGACACCCGCCGAGTCGGGCGATCAGCTCGTCACGGTGACGCAGACCGTGAGCTCGACGTCGAGCGCGGTCGAGATCACTCCGACCACGACCGCAGAACCGATGCCGCAGGACACGCCCGTCGAGCCGGTCCCCGCACAGCCCACGCCACAGCAGCAGGCGGGGGATACTGGACCGGTGACCCAGCCACAGCAGCAACAGCCCGCAGTGCCGACCGTGGAGACGACCGAGGACGAGGTGACCGCGCCCGCGCCGCCTCCGGACCGGTGCTGGTTCGACTACTCCGACCCGAACCGCCCGCAGGGCATCGTGGTGTGCGAGCCGGGTGTCTAGCTCTGACGCAGCCAGCAGCCCGACACGTGCGCGGCTACCTGACCCGTGCCGCTAGCTGACGCCCTGAGTTCCGCGGTAAGACCCACCTGCTCGTGCTTGCTGGTGATGTCGAACGGGCCCTTTGTCGAGTTCTCCAACGCGCCCGTGGACCAGGTGCCGATCGTCGTGCCGCCGACGACCAGCTTGTAGGTAGCGGAGTTCGTCCCACTGGCCTGCCCCCAGAGACCGGCGATGCTGATCCGAGGGTGCGTCACCAGTGGGATCCGGCCGCTCCACAGGGTGGTCTCGGTGGCGATGCTCGTGGCTGCGATGTTCTGGTAGGACCAGATGCCCGACATGCTGAACAGCGGGGTCATCGGGACGGCGAGCCACGGCCGGGCCAAGCCCTTGCCCGTCACCGCATCGTCGGACACCAGCATGGTCCCGTTGCGGTCCAGCCACGCGAAGAAGACCTGATCGGGGTCGGTGCCCGGGATGCTGGTGTACATCATGAACGAGCCGTCTTCGCGTTTCATCCAGATGCCGCGGAACCAGACGCCGTTGACGGTCAGGTCGCCGAGATAGAACATCTCGACCCCGTCGGGGGTCTCCGCCGAGAACCGCCCGCCGTTCCGCAGTGTCACGCCGCCATCAGGGATGACGACGTTACGGAGCGTGCGTCCCTCCAGTGCGGCGATGCGGCGTTCCAGCCGGGCGATCACGTCGAGGAAGTTCCCCGAGGGAGTGGGTTCCTGCACTGCTAGTCCACCCCCTCCGGCACGGGCGCGGTGGTGACGGTGACCCGGTCGGTGTGGTCCCCGGCCAGGGTGACGATGCGGCGCCGGGACAGGCCGGTGCCGTACCACCAGTGCCGCGAGGTGCGCACCGTGGCGTCGTCGCCGGGCGCGTACGTGCCGAGCGCCGGGTCGGTGTCCGCCGTGACGGTGAGCGTCATCGACTCCAACGGTCCGGAGAATACCGCGGCGTTGGCGCGGGCGTAGCCGTCCAGCACCGACTTGTCGCCGATCGTGCCGCGCGTGGGGTCCACCCGGTCCATCAGCGGCACACCGGCGGCGACCTGCGCATCGTCGTAGGCCACGCCGATCGGCTTGTCCTGGTCGGTGCCGTCGCCGGGCACGTAG